GCATCACTGACATAGGAATCTTTTCTTCATCAAAGAATACTGGATTGTAGCTTGTATTCACAGAGATACCTTGATCGATATACTTCTGTAGAATTGCCATGATCTTCAAATAACCTTCTGGTGACTGTTGATCCCATAGTAATTCGTATTTGTTCTTTAGCTTGTGAATGCCCGGTACAACTTGCTTTAGAACACCATGCTTAGATTGCTTAACTGACACTAGTGAGCGTGGAGGCTCAATACCGTTTGTAGAGTTAGAAATCTGTGCTGATGTTTCTGCTGGCATAAGAGCCATTACAGTTGAGTTGCGAATACCATGCTCTTGTAAGTCTGTGCGTAGTGTCGCCCAATCTTGGCGTTCAACATACGGAGTAAGTTCATCAACATCTAGCTTACGTGTGTCCATTGGGACTACACCATCACCATAACGTGTTTCGTCTGTACCAGAACACTTACCTTGTTCTTTCGCAAGAGTGTTAGATGCTTTGATTAAGTAGTAGCTCCATGCTTCTGCCCATTCATCAACTAACTCTAAGTTTGGATTTGAATAGTTTGTATCATTCTTAGCTAACCAGTAAGCAAAGTTAATGATACCGATACCCAATGGTCTGCGCTTTTCAGTTGATAACTGTGCTGCAATTACTGGATATTTTTGATAGTCTAGTAGCGCATCTAGTCCACGAATTGACAACTCACAAGGCTTTTCAAAGTCTGCTGGAGTTTTAATGTTACCCCAATTGATAGCACTTAGTGTACATAGTGAGATTTCGCCCTCTTCATCAAAGATGTGTTCTAGTGGCTTCGTCGGTAGATTAATTTCACAGCATAGGTTTGATTGACGAATAGGTGCTAGATCAGGTTTAAATGACCCATGATCGTTAGCGTGGTCTACGTTCATCAAATAGATACGACCTGTGTTCTTGCGCTCGTTCATGAATGCAGAGAATAGATCGATTGCTGGAATTGACTTCTTACGAATAGATGTCTTACGTTCTGCTTTCTCGTATAGTTCACGGAACTTATCTTGGTCAGCAAAGAATGCTTCATATAGTCCTGGAACATCATTAGGAGAGAATAGAGTGATGTTGCCGCCAGTCATTAGACGTTCATACATCAACTTGTTAAATTGTACACCGTAGTCTAAGTGACGTACACGGTTGTCTTCTGTGCCTTTGTTGTTCTTTAGAACAAGCATATCTTCTACTTCTAAATGCCATAGCGGATAGTACAGAGTTGCTGCACCGCCACGAACACCACCTTGTGAACATGACTTAACAGCCGCTTGGAACATTTTATAGAAAGGGATAACACCAGTGTGTGACGCATCTCCGTTTCGGATCGGAGAATTGATCGCACGAATAGCACCAGCGTTAACGCCGATGCCCGCTTTCTGTGAGACATATTTTACGATTGCACTAGATGTCGCATTGATTGAATCAAGCGAGTCACCAGTCTCAATTAGAACACAGGAGGAAAACTGTCTCTGCGGCGTACGAACGCCTGCCATCACTGGAGTTGGGAGTGAGATATCAAAGTTACTAATTGCATCATAGTAATCTTTTACCCACTTCATACGTGTTTCCTTAGGATAATTTGAAAACAGCGTAACGGCAATTAACATATAAGCCATCTGCGGTGTTTCAAATACATCTTTAGTTACACGATTTTGTACTAGATATTTGCCACGGAATTGTTCCATACCAACATAAGAAATATTAAAATCTCTATCATGTTTAATATAGTTATTGATTGTTTCCCATTCTTCTTCAGAATAGTCTTCGAGCAACGCAGTATCATAAAAGCCACGGTTCGTATTTTTCTTCACTAAGTCAAGTACGTGACACGGCTCAAAACTATTATATACCATCTTTCGCAAATGATAGTTTACTAGATTACCTGCTACCCATTGGTAGTTTGGGGTATCTTCATTGATCAAATCTGCCGCTGATTTAATCAACGTTTCTTGAATTTCTGAACTTGTAATACCGTCATAGAACTGGATATGAGATTTTATCTCAACTTCACTTGGTGATACTCCAGCAATGCCGTCACACGCAAAGAAAACGACTTTGTGCATTTTCTCGAGGTCTAAAACCTCTTTGTCGCCGTCACGTTTTATTACTTGAATTTCCATTTATTGTTTTCTCCGAAATCGCAATGTATTTAACAACACCGCTTATATCTTAATATCTATTGTTTATATCGTTGCATCTTCCATGCCCGCCACTCTTAGTTTAATAATGTTACTCAACTGAAAGTGCTTAATTTCAAATCCCTTGGTAATGCCTTGGTATTTGTTTCGTAATAACGCTACTTGATTAATAAGTTCTGAGATAGCAACAACTTCCGCTTCGCCGTCTGCATACTTTTCTGCGTCCCTACTACTTAGTGCTTTATTATAGTTTTCTAAGTACTTACGCAAGTATTCACTTCGTTTCTTACGTAACTGTATATTTAGATGTTCTAGAATTGCTTCGATTTCCTGTAATTGCCCAAATCGTAGTTCTACATATCCGGGTAACATCGTTGCATTCTTTTCAACATTACCATATATTTTTACTTCATTGCGGGCTTCTTGTAGTTCACTTTCAAAGTGATCTATACAAGAAGGGATCTTACTCCAGTCCGCAACGATTTTACTATACCAACTCATTCGTCATAATCATCCCAAGAGTCGTCGTCTTCATCTTCATCGTAGTCGTCTTGAAAATATATATCAAACGCTGTTTCAAGAATCTTATCGTTCTCTGTCATTTCTGCAATGTCTTCTTTCTGAAAACCTACATCATCACATATTTTAATCAATCGTTCTGCCGCATTCATTCGTTCCTTAGCTGGAACTAATACTTTGAATGCTTCCCATATGTCAAATATTACGTCTGAGTCTACTGCTGCCATTTTATTTTTACGCCTCGTAAATTGCTGAGTTTGCACCATGTTCAGCACATTCTGCACTGACACAATGACACCTATTGTTTGTCATTTCTCGAACTAGTTCATCAGCAAACTTATGAGCATGTTCTGCGAACTTCTCAACCCCCACACCATCAAATAATGTAAGTTCTGCTAAACCAGATGATTCTAGTTCACTTAGTTTATACAACAAAGGATCAGCCCTGTCAACAACTACTTTGTGATCAAAGTTATCTTCTAACCACTTCTTCAATGGCTTTAAGCCACCGAAATCAACTACCCAATTGCGTTCATCTAATTCATCACAACCGAATACAAATTTAAATTGTAAACTATACCCATGCAAGAACTTGCAATGAGAGTGTGCTAACGGCTGTCTGAAAACAGCCGAAAGCCCGATATTATGACCATATGTCTTTGTCGAATAGTACTTAGTCATAATTATACCTCATTAAGTTCTGAGTTTTCGTCTTGAACGATTTCTCCATTAGCATCAGTTTCTAGTGAATCTAGACCATGCACTTCTGCATCTAAGTCTTCTGTATTCCAATCAGCAATAACTTGGTCTAGTTTTTCATCTGTCCAGTTCTTACGGAACTCAAGAATTTCTTCACCAGATTTGGTAGTATACTTCAGACGATTACCTTGCTTGACTAGTAGACCTTTTGCTTCAAAGAATTCAAGCAGACCTGAATAAGGTGACATACCTGTTTCATATGGAATTTCTACTTGTACGCTTTCAAACGGTTTTGAATAACGTGTCTTAACAACTTTACATGCGGCACGAATACCATGCACTTTAGATGTCTTTACACCGTTCTCGTCTGTTTTCAGTTTCAGTTTACGCATAGCGATAACAATACTTGATGCATAGATAAAGCCTTGACCACCTGAAATCTTATCATCTGGATCAAACATATCTTGTGATGCATATGTATGATTTGTTGCAATCATACCTACGTTGAAATCACCAAACATGTTTACACAGTTACGAACAAGTGCTGATAGTGCTTTAGGCTTACGACCCATATCACCTTTCATTTCACCTTTTTCGAACTGATTAACATCAGTTGGTGTCAACATCATACCCAAACTATCAAGTACGAACAGGACCTTAGGACGATCTTCGTCGGGTGTATCTGTGTACTCCTTACGATAGTCTGTCATAAAGTCTGAAATAATCTTAGCAACATCATCAATCATAGCTACATTCAATTTCAGTAGCTTATCATCGTCTGTGCTTACATTCAGTGCGTGTAACCAACTTTCATCTAGTGCGTTCTCACTATCGATCAATACTACAAAGATACCTTGATCTTGTGCATTCTTAATAATGTTACCAGATGCAATATATGATTTACCTGCACCAGACTCGCCTGCTAGTACTGTCACTTTGCCAAGTGGAATACCTTTATAAAAGTCGTTTGAAATTAACTTGTTTAGACAGTAGTTACCTGTTGAGATCCATGTATCTGGATCACGAAATCCCACAGACATGCCTGGGACAGCTTTCGTAATACTCTTACGGAATTTTGAAGCATCAAATGCTTTAGCCATAATAGACTCCTAATAAAAATTTGTGAAAGTAGGAGAGCAATTAATGCTCTCCCAATTGACTATTAATTAGTCTGATTTACGAGAACGGATCATTGCAAGAATGTCTGATGCATCTTTTCCTGCGCCAGTATCTGCTGATGCAGTTGCCGCTACAGGCGCTGCCTCAGCCGCTACTTCTGCATCTGACTTAAATGGAATATCATCCGCTACTGCTGCTGGAGCCGCTACAGGAGCTGATGCAGGAGCTGATGCAGGAGCTGTTGGAGCTGCAGGTGCAGTCTGTGTTGCAGTTCGTGTAGTTGAAGAGTTGTTTTTCACTGCATTCTCTGGAACATCAAGCCCATATGGCTTAAAGAAGTTACCCCAACGTTGTGGATCATATAGTTCACCATCTACTGATGCTTCAAACATTTCCATAATCACTTGCATTTCTTCTGCTGAAGGACGCTTTGGCAAGTAGTCGTTTAGATCATTAAGACCATGTGCTTCGATTGCTTGACGCTCTTCTTCATTCAATGAGCGTTCTTTACGAGCCCAATTAGATGTAGAGTAATCTGCATACTGTCCTTTTTGAGTCTTAGTCAAACGGAAGTCTGTGCCTGCATCGAAGTCTGTTGGAAGATTTTCCATATCAGGATCCATAAGTGCTGATTTCAACAACTTAAAGATTTGTGGACCGATCACGAAACGACGGATAGGATTCTCTGGTGATTCTTCATTCAGTGGATTTTGTACAACAAACCCTTGGAAGATATATGAACGTTTCTTCCAGTACTTACGACCCAAGTCTTCCATTGCTGGATCTTTGAACCATGGACGAATTTCTGCGTGTACAGGACACGTATCGCCCCACATTTCAATGCATGGAACTTGTACTTGAATAGGTTTCTGTTCTCCACCAACAACACCTGCGAAAGGCATTTTGATTACTTGACGCTCACGCCAAAAGAATACATTTTCTGGAGAATCATCAGGTAAGAAGCGAATAGTCGCTGTACTATCATTGTCCATATTCCAGAACGGATAGATTGCATCTGTACCACGTGATTGATTTGAATTATTTTCTGCTTTGTTTTCTTGTGCCAGCAATTTTGCACGGATTTCTGCTAGTGTAGCCATGTTAGTTTTTCCTTTATGTTAGCCTATGTTAGCCATGTTAGTTTTATATTAGCCTAGTTGTGTTATAAACACATCCTCT